ACAGATGGGCCTGATTGGAAAATAGACGGTGTTGCTGCAAGTAATAATGAGGACACAAATTTTAAAGGTGAAGGGATTGCGTGCCTCTACGTGAGAATGGAATACGACCAAAATGTATTCGCAGAAGGTATTCCCCTTTTTACAGCTGTAGTGCAAGGGAAAAAGGTTTATGATCCTAGATCTTCTAGCACTGCTTATTCAGCTAACGCTGCTTTATGTATTCGTGATTATCTCACAAGCGCTTACGGTGTGGATAATACAGGAGATACAGACGATACAGTATTTTCAGCTGCTGCTAACACATGTGATGAAAATGTAAGTTTATCAGCTGGCGGCACTGAAAAGCGCTACGAAATGAACGGTGTAGTAAGTTTAGACAGAACACCCTCAGACATACTAGCGGATATGATGACCTCATGCGCTGGGACATTATTTTGGGGTCAGGGAAACTGGCAATTAAAAGTTGGTGAATACACAACGTCCGTAAAGACTTTCACGTTAGATGATTTTAGGTCTGGGATTAATCTTGAGACTAAGCCTAGTAGACGAGACAGCTTTAATATTGTCAGAGGTGTATTTAATTCAGCTGATGATGATTACATAAGAGCTGATTATCCCGAAATACGTAGTACTACTTTTATTGCTAATGATGCTGGTGTTGAAAGCGCTATAGATTTGGCTCTACCCTTCACCACCTCTAGCCCAATGGCGCAACGTCTAGCAAAAATGACTTTGTTTCGAGCTAGAGAAAGTATGACGCTAACGGCTGACTTCGGGCTTGAAGCCTTTAATGTGCAAGTCGGAGACGTGGTTGGAATAACAAATAGTCGCTATGGGTTTAGCGCTAAGGACTTTGAGGTTGTCGGCTGGAAGTTTTCTAACGATAGTCAATCAGGTGAATTAAAAGTAAGCTTGACGCTTAGGGAAACTTCGTCTGCTGCTTTTAGTTGGTCGGCTGAAGAAAGCGAAATTACAAGTAATAATTCTACGCTGACAGATATAAGAGCTGGTCTTAGCCCGTCTAATGTTTCGGTCACAGATATAGGGTCAGTACAGTTAGACGGAACATTTGTAACGCAAGCAAGAGTTAGCTGGACAGCGGCAACAAGTAAATTTCTTAATCACTACGAAATTGAATGGAAAAAAACTACAGACAGTAATTATTTTAGAACAGAAATCCCTGCTTCTGACACAGCTGCAAACATTAGTCCCTTAGAAAGTGGCGCTCAATACAATGTACGGGTTAGAGGCGTAGGCGTTAAAGGAAATGTAGGCTCTTGGGTTGCAGCGTCAGCGCACACTGTAGGCGGTGATACAACAGCACCTAGCGCTATTTCTGGATTAACTGCTACGGGTGGAGCAAAACAAATAACTTTAGATTGGACAGCCCCAAGTACTCAAGTTGGTGGCGGTACGCTGTATGATCTGAAGGGATATTATATATACAGAGCTACAACTAACTCACAGCCAGCTAGCCCTATTGCATTTAGTGGGTCTGACAAGTTTGTAGATTCAGCGCTTGCTGTAAACACGCAGTTTTATTATTGGGTCACAGCGGTTGATTTTTCTGGAAATGAAAGCGCAGCTAGCAGCTCTGTAAATGCTACGACAGATGCGACCTCAAGCGGTGTCGATACTGATACACGAATTTATTCTGGAATTTTATATTATACAACAATACAAGCAACAGCACCTAGCGCCCCTACCACTGATAGCGGAACATTTGATGTTTCAAATGAGTCTTTTAGCACAACACCCACAGGATGGTCTCACAGCCAAACAACGGTAAGTAACACAAGTTTCAGCACAAAAGAATGGACAGTTACATATACTGTTGAGGTTGATGTAAATGACACTGTTCAAAGCATTACTTATGGTGCAGTCAATGGTGCTTTCCAGATTACTGATACTATTGAGAGTGATAATTTCAGTGCAGGGTCTCAAGGTTGGCGAATACATAAAGATGGGACAGCAGAATTCGGGTCTGCTGTAATTAGAGATACTTTAACCGTTGGTCAAATACCTAACCTTTCACAAGGGAAAATTACAAATTTAACAACAGATTTAAGCAGCATTCAAACTACAGCAAACACAGCAAATACAAACGCATCTAACGCTCAATCAACAGCCAACACAGCAAATACTACTGCTACTAATGCACAAAACACGGCTAATACTGCTAACTCAACGGCCAATACTGCGGCATCCGATGCGGCCACTGCTCAATCAACGGCTAATACTGCGGTATCAGATGCGGCTACGGCTCAATCAACAGCCAGTACTGCACAAAGTACAGCTAATACTGCTAATTCAAATGCAAATACTGCTTTAAGCACTGCTCAATCTGCAAATACTACTGCATTAGGTAAATCGACAGTTTATTATTCAAGTACACAACCAAGCGCCGCATCATCGGGTGATCTTTGGTTTAATACTTCCACAGGAAAGTATTTACATCATAATGGTAGTGGTTTTGTGCAAGCCTCTATTGCCGCAGAAAGTGCTGTTATAGCTACTATTTTTTCTGGGACTATAAATGCAAATCAAATAACGGCAGGTACTATTACGGCAGATCGTTTTATTGGATCAGGTATAGCAAGTGTTCAAACATCAACAGTTAATTATTCTACTGGTGGCGGTCAAAGTTCAAACTTATCTGGTACGGCAGGATCAGCTACATTTACTGGATTAACGTCAGGATCAAAACTTTTAATAGGTTTTACTGGTGGTGTAAAAAGAACGACAACAAGTTCAAAAGCTCAATTTGTAAATGTTTCAAGTAGTGGAACGACTATTCAAGTGATGGGTCGCACTCAATTACTTGATAGTAATATGTATAACTGTACTGGCTTTATTCCAATTGCTTCATCAGGAACGTCAGCTTCTGTTAGCCTTACGTTTTCTTCTACGACTAGAGCTACATTTATTGGAAACCTAATGTGTATAGCGATAACGTCATGACTTATTTTGTATATACAATTGAAGATGGATTTATAAACTGCAAATTGCCTACACAAACAGAGGCGCAGCAGTTAGCAGACGCAAACGGTGAAACGCATACAATATTGGAAGCACCATCAGATCATGACACGGTAAATTATGCTTATGTTGTAGATGGAGCAGCTCAAGTTGCAACTGCTACACAGATTAATAATCAAGCGTTAGATGAGTTCAGAGAAGAACGTAATCAAAAACTTATGGATACTGATTGGACACAAGCTAACGATAGTCCATTAAGTGCAAGTGTAAAAACTTCTTACCAGCAGTATAGACAAATTTTGAGGGATATGCCCCAGCAATCGGGCTTTGATCCTCTCAACCCAGAATGGCCTACAGTGCCATAAATTGAGCACTGTGCTCACCCTAACCTTACATTGGCATTTGCCATATTTTTTTAAAAAGAAAGGAAGCTAACATGGCTACTCTAAATGATCGTGTATTTGATAACGGACTTACGGTGCTAGACACTGAAGCTAACAGAATTGACGTGACTTCTCAGGAAGCCACAAGTTACACAGACGCAACCAGCACTTCAACGCTAGGCAACTCTACTTCTCTGTCAATCGGTTCACCAGCTGACAGAAGTGGCGGCGGTCGGGAAGTTACAGCAGCGGCGATTTCTGACGGAAGTATTACAGGTACGGGAACTGCAAGCCACTACGCAATCAGCGACACAACAAATAGCAGATTGCTTGTAACAGGAAGCTTGTCAGCGTCTCAGTCTGTGACGTCAGGAAATACCTTTTCTCTGGCATCTTTTACTATTGGCATACCTGATCCGTCATAAGTTCTGAGGTACTTTAAATGTCAGAACATCACACATTTGACGTAAAAAACGATGAGCACGCTAAGGCCATAGATAAAAATGGTTTTAGCGTGGATCAAAAAAAATCTGAAAAAGACACTAAAGATAAAGGTTAATTAAGATGGTCACATTAGCAGATAGAGTACGTGTAAGCACCTCAAGCACTGGTACGGGTACTGTCACTTTGGGGTCTGCTTCTAGTGGCTATCAAACCTTTGCAGCTGGTGGAATTTCAGACGGTGACGTGGTAAGATATGTTATAGAAGATGGGACAGCGTGGGAAATTGGTACAGGCACGTATACCCATAGCGGCACTACACTTACACGTACTCTTAGCAGTAGCTCTACTGGTTCACTGCTCAACCTCTCTGGGTCAGCTGTTGTGTTCATCTCTCCTTCAGCAGCTGATCTAGAAGTAAACGGAGCGTATGAAGCAACAACATTTACAGCAACAGCAAACCAAACTGCTTTTAGTGGTACGTTTTCTAGTTCAAATGCAGCGGTATTTCTCAACGGTGTTTTGTTAAAGCTCACAACAGATTACACGATTAATGCAACCACAGTAACGCTGACTTCTGGCGCTGCTGCTGGCGATATTCTAACTGTTTCAGAGTACGGTTTTCCAAGTGGAAACTTTAAATCATTTTTAGATACTTTTACTTTACCTACTAGCGACGGTTCTAGCGGTCACGTTTTACAAACAAACGGTTCTGGCGTTCTTTCTCTAGCTGCTGCTAGTGGTGGTTCTGGTGTTACAACTTATGCTACTGCTGCTGACCTACCTTTAACTGGTAATAGTGCTGGAGATTTAGCATATGTCACAGCAACAAACAGACTTTATGTAAATAATAATACTGGTTGGTATTCTATAAGCCTCGTAAATACTAATCCAAGTATTACAAGTGTATTAGATGCGAATAGCAATGGTACACCTTTTACATTAGCATCAGATGGAACTGCAACGGTAGTAACGATTACCGCAAGTGATCCCGAAGATGTTCCTCTAAGTTATAGCTACAGTGTTACAAGCGGATCATTGACTAACGGCGGTGGTACTACTGCAACAGTCTCTCAAGGCACTGGATCAAATACAAACCAGTTTACAATTACACCGACAACAACTAGCTCATATGCAGGGTCGTTTACACTTACATTTACAGCGTCTGATCAAATAAATACCGCTACTTCTGCGGCGGCGTTTTCCCTTAGTTTTGCAATTACAAATTCACAATATACAACAGCATTAATTACAACAAATGGCAGTACTGGTGAAAATGATACTGTCTCAGATAAATCAAGCGCATCAAATACAATAGCAGTAAATAACGATACAATACAAACTACTTTTTCACCATATCGACATGGTGGTTATTCTATGTATTTTGACGGAAGTGGCGATTATGTTGAAATGGCAGCTAATTCAGATTTTCAATTTGATACGAACGATTTTACGGTAGAGTTTTGGTATAGACACGTCAGTGATACAAGCGCCATGCGTTTTCTTGGTAATAATTATCAAAATGGAACTTGGGCTGCTAATCGTTGGACAATGGGCATTATAAGCAGCAAGCTTATGTTTCAATCTAATAGTATGCATGGATCATCTCATACGCCAAGCACTACAAGTATTGATGATGGTGATTGGCATCATTGCGCTTTGGCAAGGGAAGGTTCTAACTTTCGGCTTTTTGTTGATGGTACGTTAGAGGCAACTTATGCAAATTCTGGTTCACTAGATGGAAACAATGCTTACGGTTTTACAATTGGTGCGCGTGGAACAAGTGCTGAACAAATTAATGGGTATCTAAGAGATTTTAGAATAAGCAACAATGCTAGATATACTGCAACATTTACTGCACCAACAGAAACATTTACAAGCGATAGTAACACTAACTTTCTTGCTTTCAGTACTCCATATCTTGCAGATTTAAGCAGTAATGCACACGCTATTACAAGTGTTGGTAATACTCATCCACAACCGCTATCACCTTTTATACATTCTGGTTATTCTGCTTCTAATAACGGTGGTAGCTATTTCTTTGATGGTACTGGTGATACACTTACAACTACAGGAACAGCGTTAGGGTCTGGTGATTTCACAATTGAGGCATGGGTACACCAACCATCTTTTGCAAACTATCGCACAATATTTACAACTCGTACTGGTTCTAACGCTTCAACAAATATTGTGTTAGGCGTAAATTCAAGCGGTCAACCGTATGTATACAGTAATGCTTTCATTATAACTTCCTCTACTTCTTTTGTTGTAAACACTTGGCATCATGTAGCACTAGTTAGAAATGGAACAGGGTCAGGTAGTACTGTCCTTTATGTCGATGGGAAAAGCGTAGGGTCGGCAGATTATAGTAATAATCTTACTGACACAGCCTACAACATTGGGGGAGATAGTGTAGACTCATATGTTTTTAATGGTCACATAACAGATATAAGAGCAGTGCCAACTGCAATATATACGTCTGCTTTTACACCTCCAACATCCCCACTTACAAATGTAACTAATACAAGACTTTTATTGCATGGTGATGAGTCTAAAATACTTGATAAATCTCAATCTGCACCACAGCTACGACTTGTTGGTGCGACCACATCAAGCTCTACGCAGAAAAAATTCGCTAATACTTCTATATTTTTTGATGGTAGTCCTGATGAAATTACAACAAATGGTGCTAACATAGCTAACTTTGGAACTGGTGATTTTACTGTTGAGGCATGGATATACCCTACCTCTTTATCAGGTTATAATTCTGTCGTTGCTGATGATGTATATGTATCATCTTCTCCATCAAATGCGTGGTGTTTTTATTTAAATGGTTCTTCTTTAGCTCCGTGGAAAAGTGGCAGTAATATTTTCTCAGGTGGTACATTATCTCTTAACACATGGGCGCATATTGCGTGGACACGTTCAAGCGGCACTATGTATTTGTTCAAGGACGGAACTCAAGTCGCTACTACAACTGAAACTCTAAGCTTCAATCATGGTGATATTATTGTTGGCTCAAACGTAGGTAACTATCACTTTGATGGATACATAGAGGATTTGAGAATAACTAAAGGTCTTGCCCGATACACTGGAAATTTCACTGTACCATCTTCAAGTTTAGAAGGATAAATTATGACAGCCTCACGTAATATTGCAGACTTATCGCAGTTAATAGAAAACGCTTCTGATGGCACAGTGCTTACATCCGATGGGTCTGGTGGAGTTTCTTTTGCAGCTAGCTCTGGTGGTTCTGTTACAACGTATAGTGATGTGGACAGTTTAGTAGCATCGAGTCCTAGTAACGGTGATATGGGTTTTGTAACTGGTACTGGAAAGCTTTACATATATAATGGTTCGGGTTGGTATAATATAGCAGTAGTAAACACCTCCCCCACCATAAGCAGTGTTCAAGATGCTAGTAGTAATACAACTCCATTTACTCTTGCAACTGACGGTACTGCTACAGTTATTACAATCACGGCTACTGATGCTGAAGGTATCCCTCTTACTTACAGTCATAGCGTTACTAGCGGATCTCTTACAAATGGCGGTGGCACTACAGCGACAGTGACGCAGGGTACTGGTTCTAACACTAACGTATTTACTATCACTCCAACAACAAACACGAGTTACGGCGGCACTTTTACGCTTACGTTCAGTGCTAGTGATGGTGTTAATTCGGCAACGTCAGTAAATGTTTTTAGCTTAACTTTTGCTAGTGCTAATTATGCAAACTCTGCTGCAAATGACGCTGTTGTTTCAGATAGTAACGTAACAAGGGGAACTTTGGGATCACCGACTACTCAATCTGATAGTGCTACTACATATAATATAATGGATATTGATGGTACTGGTGAGGCTCTCTATTACCACGATTTGCCTACTTTCGATTTTAACACCAGTAGTAGCTCAAACAATAGATTAGTTTTTGGAGTAAGAATAACCAGTATAACTGGTAATCTCATAGGGATTAGCGCGACTGATAATAGTGGAAACAAATTCTGTATCCACACATACAATAATGCTCTTGTTTATATCCCAGTTACTTCTGCTAATGCAGGGACACAATCTTATAGCTTTAATAGTACAAGTTGGTTTAGTACGTCTGATTACATAATTTATACAATTGATGCTTGGTCAAGCACTACTGGTTTATCTATGAAGGTAAAGACGGCAGGGACGGCAGGAGTAACAACTGTAACAGCGTCCACTACAAATGTAGGCTATGCACCTGCATATAACACAAACACTAATTCAGTTTCATTTTTTGCAACAGGGTGTGGAACTCCGATTAGCGGTTATACGTCAAGAGCAACCTTACCTCAAAAAGTTGTAGGAGTCATGACGATGGGTGCAGATGTTAGCGCGTCAGACGCTATAGATGAATTTGAATCTACTTTCTTCTCATAGGTTTTAAATGCTAGGTTTTGCACCACTCGCCAAAATTACGCTAGCTGATGATGGTGTCACAGAGAGCGTTGCGACTAGTTTAACGGCTAACAACGTTGCTACTCAATCTCCGTCTGTTGCTAGCTCTGCTATTACGCAAGTCCACGTCTTAGAAACTACTACGATAAACAAAACTGTCACTGTTGTTAGTGATGGTGGTAATAAGTTTGCTATCGACGGCGTTACTGCTCCCACCCTTACGCTTGAGCGTGGCAAGACATACATTTTTGACGTCAGTGACTCTACAGTTTCTGGGCATCCTCTGGCTTTTAAAGATGGTTCTGGGAACAGCTATACAACTGGTGTAACTGTATCGGGAACAGCTGGACAATCGGGAGCAACAGTTACAATCGTAGTTGCTTCTGACGCTCCTGACAGCCTTAGATATTACTGCACGGTGCACGGTAACGGGATGGGTAATACCATTACTGTCAGTGATCGTATCATTAGCATTGTTACAGGCGCTCCAGCAGTAGCCTCACCAGCCTTTACCCAAGTTCATAGCCTGACAGCCACTAGCTTCACTACAGGCGCTCCAGCGGTGGCCTCAGCTGCTGTTACACTGACAAATAATCTTACAGCTACAAGTGTTGCTACAGGCTCTCCCCAGATTGCCAGCCCAACATTTACACAAGATGATCAGCTAGTTTGTCAAAACGTAGCAACAGCTCCCCCCTCTGTTGCTACTTCATCTTTAACGCAAGTACACGATTTAACAGCTAACAACGTTGTCACGGGTGCAGCAAGTGTACCAGCTGTAAATGTAGCAGAAGATGAAACATTCCTTGCTGACTCAGCCGTGTCAGGTTCACCAGCAATTGCAAGCCCGTCTATTACTCAAGTACATACTTTAACCAGCAGTAGTATACTTACTGGATCGCCAGCTGTTCCAGACGTTGTTTATTCTTCTGGCTTTATTGCAAATACAACTCTAGCTGGATCACCAG